TATTCTCAGACCATTTTAAAAACTCTCTAATTCTCAAATTAAAAGGATGATATGCGACAATATCCGATATGGTGTAAGATTGATTCTTGTGCTTATGCTAATCATGGCAGAGGAACAGGAAATAAAAGTTACGGAATAAAAGAACATTCTGATACAGAAATAAGAGTAGGAACTAGTTCAAGAAATAGTCATCACTTTCTGTCTCATCGTACAACGTGCAGAGATTTACCAAATGGTGATCGAAGTTTTCATTTTTACATTGATAATCAACTTTTTAAATCTGCTTTACTCAAATCAGGAGAAGATCAATTAAGTGAAGTAAAAATTTATTTTGAACCTTATTTAACTAATTTTGATCTCTCATAATTCATTTCTCTTTTCCTTCCTTTCAACCCTTGGAACATGGTATAATATTCGTATGTTTCAAGGGTTTCTTTAATTATTTTCTTGACAAGAAAAGTTATATCATATCAAATCGGTTTC